ACAAGGGGGTGGCTGCGTCAGCCACCGACCGACAAGCAATTGAAATACCTGCCGCCCGAGTGTGGCCACGACTTCGGCCTGACGCGCTACCGCGCCTCGGCGCTGATGACCTTCGGCTTCAACAAGCGCGCTATCCAAGGGGTCGTAAATGCGGTGGCTGGTCCCGAACGGAGGGCGGCATGATCCATGAGATCTTCAGCCCCCATCACGGCCGAGGAGCGGCGTCGTCTCTGGCATCCGCGTGGAACGCTCTGTGCTGTCTGCCGGCAACCCACGCGTGGTTTTGGCTGGCGCAATCCGGTCCGGTCGAGACGGCCCCGGCCATCGGTCTGGTTCTGCTCGATGCCCTGCCAAGGCTTGTGGACGCGTTTGGCGCGGGAGCGTTTTGCCATGGTTGACCTGACAGAAGAAGAACGCGCCGCCGTCACCGCCACCATGAAACGCATCGCCATGCTGATGGACGAGATCGGCTGGCAGACCGCATTTGCCGATCTGACCGAGGCTCAGGTGCGCGCCCTGATCGAAGAGGCCGTCGAGGGCTTCCGCGAGGCCATGTCCGACATCGCCCGGGCCCAGACACCGGAGGTGCCGTTCTGATGCTGGACTTCAACCCACGCCCCTCCATGGCCGAGCGGATCAACGCGCTGGTCGACGCCGCCCTCATCGCCGAACGCGCGGCCACGCCGCCCCGGACCTATCTCGGCGCGTCGCGCCTCGGGCATGCTTGCGAACGCGCGCTTCAGTTCGAGTTCGCCGGTGCGCCCAAGGATGAGGGTGCCGACTTCGGCGGGCAGACGCTGCGGATCTTCGCGATCGGTCATCAACTCGAGGATCTGGCGATCCGCTGGCTGCGCGCGGCCGGGATCGATCTGGTGACCCAAAAACGCGATGGTGGCCAGTTCGGCTTCTCCGTCGCGGGCGGTCGTATCCGGGGCCACGTCGACGGGATCATCGCCGATGCCCCAGCAGCGCTTGGCATGCGCGCGCCGACGCTCTGGGAATGCAAGACCATGAACGCGAAGAACTGGCGCGCCTGCGTCAAGGACGGCGTCACGGTTTCCAAGCCTGTCTATGCCGCCCAGATCGCGATCTACCAGGCCTACATGGAACCCTCGGTGCCGGGGATATCGACAGCACCGGCGCTGTTCACCGTGATCAACAAGGACACGGCCGAGCTGCACCATGAGCTCGTCCCTTTCGATGCCGATCTCGCGCAGCGCATGTCTGACCGCGCAGTGAAGATCCTGCAGGCCACAGATGCAGGTGATCTGCTGCCCCGCATCGCCGCCAACCGCGATTTCTACGAATGCCGGTTCTGCGCCCATGCCGAGCGGTGCTGGGGGCTTGCCACATGACCGATGAGCCCACCGACCCATCCAACCCCGAGCGGGACCCGACCATGCGCGATGACACGACGCCCGATGCACCCAAGGAAAACATCGTCCATTTCAACCCGTGGCGCGACTTCAACGACGCGGCCCCGCAGATTGACGTGTTTGGCGACGAGCCCGATCCTGCGCAGATCGCCCAATTCATGCAGGTCGTCTTCGGCTATTGCGACGGGCTGATTCCGGTCCGCAGCTTCATTGACAAGGGCCAGGGCATTGATGGTCGTCCACACAACATCTGGCTGGAGGCGGATCAGGCCGCGCCGGAGAAGATGGCGACTTTCGCCACATGGGCCTCGCGGGAAGGCGCAGCGGTCTATGTGATCCCCGGCACCGTGGCCGCACCCGGTCAGGCCAAAGCCGCCGAAATCCTGCAGATGCAGACCGTGGTTGTCGATCTCGACACCGGCGACATTGCCGCCAAGCGCGCCCACCTGGAACGCCATCTCGGCGCACCGACCATGGTGGTGGAAAGCGGTGGCGTGACACCGGAGGGCCAGCGGAAAGCCCATGTCTGGTGGGCGCTGACCGAGCCTGCCGAGGGCGATGACATCCGCCGTGTCTGCCGCCTGCGCGGGGACATTGCCGCGAAGGTCGGCGGCGATATGCATTTCCGCTCGGCTCACCAGCCGATCCGGGTGGCAGGCAGCGTCTACTACAAGAACAGCCTGAAAACGCAGGTTCGGATCGTTGAACTGAATGCCGATCGCGAGCGTGATCTGGCCGAGTTCATCGAGGCCGTCACCGACATGCCGCCCGCGCCGGGCGTGGCCCTGCAGCCCGAGTTTACGCATCCCGACAAACCGGCGATGGACCATGTGCTGGTGACCCCGGTGCGCGAAGGAGCTCAGGACGACTGGTCCCGCTTCGAGGGGGCATCGGCCGCGATCGGGCATTTCATACGCATGGTCCACGAGGGCCGGATGACCAATGACGAAGGCTGGGAAGGCATCTGCGGCTACAACGCCGCGATGCTGCGGCCCCAGTGGCCCGTGGAACGGCTGAAGCGCGAGTCAGAGCGGCTCTGGGAACGGCATGTCGAGAAATACGGGCCGCCGCTGATCCGGCTGGAGTCCGGCGCACCGGGGCCGGTTGAGATGCCCGCCTTCACGTTGGGCGCGCTGCTGGATGACCAAAGCCCCATGCCTGAGGACATCATCGCCCCACGCGTTCTGACGCCGGGCGGGCTGCTGGTGCTGGGTGGCGCGCCGAAGGTTGGCAAAAGCGACCTGCTGATCTCCTGGCTCGTCCACATGGCGGCCGGTGTGCCGTTCCTCGGCTTCACCCCGCCGCGTCCGCTGCGCATTTTCTATCTGCAGGCCGAGATCCAGTATCACTACCTGCGCGAAAGGCTGAAACAGATCGCGCTGCCGCCAGAGGTGTTGGCCGCCGCACGCGACACCTTCGTTGCCACTCCAAAGCTCAAGATGCTGCTCGACAACGAGGGCAGCGTGCGGGTTGCCCGCGCTGTCCAGACGGCTTTCCCCGAAGCGGCGCCTGACATCCTCTGCGTCGACCCGATCCGGAACCTCTTTGATGGCGGGCCCGATGGCGGAGGCGAAAACGACAACACCGCCATGATGTTTTTCCTGAAGGAACGGGTCGAGGTTCTGCGTGACCATATCGATCCCGACTGCGGCGTCATCCTGATCCACCACACCAAGAAGCTCAGCAAGCAGCAGGTAAAGGACGATCCCTTCCTCGCGCTCTCCGGCGCCAGCGCGCTCCGCGGGTTCTACACCTCCGGCCTGATCCTGCACCGGCCCGATGAAGAAAGTTCCCAGCGCAAATTAGAGATCGAACTGCGCAATGGTCCCGCGTTGCCGCCAAAGGTGATCGACAAGGTTGGCGGCCAATGGGTCGAGATCAATCCGATAAATGAGCGCCTCGTCCGGCAGGAAGTTGGCGCAAGGCACGACGCAGAACGGGATCGCAAAGGCGAGGTGATCTGCGGTCTGCTGTACGAAGAGGCGCTGCAGGGTCGGATGTACACGATGACCCATTTCGCTGAGACCTTTGAGAACACAGGGGGGCTCGGTGGGCACTCGATCATCCGCGAACGGCTGAACGTGCTGACCACGAAAGGGTACGTGAAGTTCGTTCGCGGGGCCGCTGCGGCGGCGCTGGATCTGGCGACTGAGCGGAGCAAATACGGCTATCTCTGCGTCGAGACCATGCGTCTTGCAACCAGCCGGGAGCATGTCGATCCAGGCACCGGAGAGGTCACGCCGGAGCTGATCGACGTCCTGCCCAGCCATTACAAATGTCCACAGACCGGTGCCGTCCTGCCCGTCGAAAACCCGTCCGTCTGGGTCTATCGCGAGGCGGAGGACGCATGATGAAACACGTCGTTTTGCCCTCCGAAATCTGGGTGCAGAATCCCGAAATCTGGCCAGATTTTGCAAAATCTGAAATCCTGCTGAAATCTGGAATCTGGCTTTTTCCATTTGGTTTCAGGGGTTTGGAAGGTCCTTTCCAGATTTCGGAAGGGTGTTTCCGAAATCTGCTCCACAATCTGGATTTAGCAAATGAAATCAGTGTCCTACGCCAGATTTCAGATTTCAGAAAAGTCCCCCCTAAAGGGGTAGTTGTCCTCCCCGCTACAGGCGGGGAGAGCCACCACCTACCCCTGGGCAATTTCTCGGGTCGCAGTCTGACCCGTTCCACCCCTCGAGCAAACAATCACAAAAGGAGAAAGCCCATGGCGGACCAGACCATGACCAACCCCAATCAGGAAGCCATCCAGAAAGTGCCGCCCGCGTTCACCGGCCAGCGCACATTGCTGGCGCTCGATCTTGGTACAACCACGGGCTGGGCGCTGCATGGCACCGATGGGCTGATCACCAGCGGCACAGCATCGTTCCGCAACGGCCGGTTCGATGGCGGTGGGATGCGATACCTGCGCTTCACGAACTGGCTGGGCGAGTTGGAGCGGTTGTCCGGTCCTATCGCCGCC